AGGCCGCATTGAGGTAGCCCATGGCCGAGGGATCGTTGACCATGCCCTGGCCGATCTGCATGGCCTCGGGGGTAAGCGAGCCGTAGTAGTTGTACTGCGAGAGGCCGGGGATGCTGCCGACCGCCGTCTGCCCGATGCCCGCTGTTCCCCCCGGCGCCGTGGTCGTCTGCGTGGGGTAGGTGACCTGCGGCGCCATGAACTGCGGCAAAGGGATATTTGCCGCAGGCGGAGAGAGGATATCGGAAAGCCAAGACAACTAGGCGCTCCGCGGCCCGATCGTCGGTGCCTGCACGCCTACGCTCGAGCGCGTCGCCTCGGAATTGACCGAGGGTCCCGAAGGCTTGGGCTCGACCGCCGAAGGGCTCTTGTTGTGCATGCCCTTCTGGTGGATTTGCGTGTCTTGCCCGCCGGTGTGACCGGAAGGCGAGTGCGTCTTGCCTGGACTATAGGTCATGGAAACCTCCTAGTATTTCACCTGCTTGTTAAGCATAAGCGTCGGCTGCAAAGTAGGGAAAAGGGTCTGCGTCACCCCGCCATTGATTGAGCTGTTGGTCCCGGTAACCCCGGTCACGGCGACCGTCCCGGTGACGACAACCCCTGTTGTTGTTCCTCCTGCCTGCGTAGGAGTGATATTCGTTGCTCCCGTGGAAATCCCAAATGATCCCGCTGAGAGCGGCACCGTCTGGCTACCTGCAGCCCCCTGCGTCCACGTCGCCGAACCAGTGCTGAAAGACCACGCCGGTGCCGTGTTGGGCAGATCGGATGATGCCAATGTCTTGTTCTGCAATCCACCACCAAGATACATCGTAGTGCCGTCGAAATTGCCGCCGGCCACAGTGATGCGGCCTGAACCACCACTGTCAATCATCGCCACCACACGGCCACGGCCGTCGGGCATGTTGAACTGACCTGCAACGCAGGGAGCCTGGAAAGGAGGGCTGCCCATCTTGGCAAAGAGTGCAGAATACGTCGTGGTTGACAGGCATTGCCCCTGCAGCAGCAGGAAGCCGTTGTCAGCTGCTGCGGAAATAGTTGTCAGCACCGTCCCTATCGGGTGCGGGCTTACATTGGTCAGCAACTGATACTGCGTACCGTCGTAAAGCACCTCGACGGTCGAGCCGGCAATGATCTCACCTCCCACCAACGGCAGCAGGCCGTCGGTCGTACGCCGAACGATATTTTTTACTCCAGTCGCGTTAACATTCAACGTCACCCCTGGAGGATTGGGCGAGACTGTCAGATTAGTAAAACCAGCAACAAAAACTACCTTGACGATGTTGCTGCTCAGAGCAGGAAAAGTAGGTATCGTCGTCGCTACAATTTGCGCATTGGCGCTGCCGGTCGAAGCTGCAGTAGCAGTGAAAGCCGCCGTGCCGCCAAGGTTGGGCGGGATCGGCGTAGTCAAACCGGACAGCGAGGTGATGTCGTTGTTGGCACCAGCTATTGCCGCGTTGCCCAGACAAGTGACCAGCGCGTTGTAGTTTGCCATCACCTGCGTGGCATCGGCGATGGTGCCGTTTACCAGATTGAACGGCAGCGAGCAGGGAACACCGGCAGCAGCCGGTGACAGCATCAAAAAAGTGAAGATACCAGCAAGATACTTTTTCATGCTGCCGCCAATATGTCCGTAAGGTACCTGAGCTGCTTGTAACGCAGATGCAGCGCACCCAGGCGTATCTCCTTGGCCGAGGTGCCGTTGATATTAAACTGTGCCTTGTTGAATACCAGCGGGAAATGCCAGGGCAGCTTGCGCGTGGCGAAGGCATTGTTGGGAAAGCCCCAGGTCGTGGGAATACCTGCATTGATGCCCCATTTCGACGTCCCCCACACCATCGCAGACCCCGCCGCTCCGGTCAGCTGCAGGCTGTCGATCGCTGCATTGTTTTGATCCGTGCAGCTCACGGAGATGATTGGAAAGCTGGCCGAGAACGAGCAGTCAAGCAGCGCCTGGGAGACATGAATGCAACCCATCTTGTCGGTGTCGGGCAGCACCGCCGTGTTGTACATCCAAGTCAGCTGCTGTCCGTTCTCAACGAACGCACTGGTTGGCCCGACTACCGGGTCGCTCTGCCACAGCATGCCGCCAATGAAAAACGTCAAAGCAGCCGCGCTGGCCGTGGTTGCCGCGCTGGTGACGTAGACCCCCGCCCCTCCCGGCGTGCCCGAGGTCTGGCTCACGATGGTCGTGCCGGCCGGCACACCGGTGCCGGTAACCGTGGCGCCGATCGAGATCGTGCCAGTGACGGCACTCACAGTCAGGTTGGTGCCCGCGCCGGTGCCGGTTGCAGTCACGGTGGGGTTGACCAGCGTCATAATGAACGTGCCGCCAAAAGGCTGGACATAACCTGCGGCACAGGTGTGCGGCCCGCTCCACACCTTGCGCACCATGTCATACCAGTATTCCTGAAAGGCGTTAGTGCTTGAAAGCTGATTTTGCGTGGTGATGCGGATGATGTTGCCGTTGCAGGCTGCACACATCCGGCTCGGCACGTTGGAAAATATGAAGGGCGCGACCACGCCCTGGCCGTCGTAGCCGATGGGATCGGAAATGTTTGCGCTGAAATCGATAATGCGCAGGCCGTCCGGCGCCATGAAAGCCAGTCCGCGCGGCGTCGAGCACACCGTGTTGGGCGCCTTTGTTCCAGTGGCAAAGTTCATGGCGTTGACAGCGAGCGCTGCCGGGGTGCCGGTAGCATCTCCGGTTATCTGATAGACGTTGATCGAGTCCTTGAAGACGATCAAGGCTTGCACAATTCCTCCTAATTGATTGTACAAGCGCAGCTGCCCGAGCGCGGTGAGCGGCGTGTTGTCGCCGAACGTCAGTACTTGGGTGGCATTGGTGGCGACCGTGGCATTGTTGATATCGCTGAAAATCACGCCCGGTGAAACACCGCCAGGGACAGGCACATTAGTAATGTAATAAGATCGGCCATTAAACTGCGCCACGCTGATCGGCGGCACCGTGAAGGGGATGCCTCCAGGCCCCGTGATGTTGCCGCTATTCCACAGCGGCGTCGTCGGCGTCGAGATGTCGATCCAGCCAATGAAAGATGCAGTCGCGCTGAAACCGGCATGCGCCACGACCAGCTTATTGCCAACCAAGTCCATGATCGGCGGTGTCCAAGGTCCGGTGATGGGCTGCGCCTGCGGGAAAATGGTTGCGCCGGTAGCACCGGAACCAACTGAAATTGGCGTGCTGGTGGCCAGATTGAATGCAAACGGGTGATCATTCCCGTCGGCCGTCTTCACCATCCCATAGAGAATATTGCCGATGATCTTGAAAACCGAAACGACCTGCTGCGAGGTCGTGAACAGTAACTGTGCCGCCGGACGACACTGCCACAGCTGCGACGTAGCCGGATCGGGGATCAAGTTGGACAAGCTCGACATCGCGCCGTTGAAGGACGTCGAACCGTCGATGCTGTCGCTCAGGCCGCGCGCACGCCAAGCCAGCGGCTGCGTACCCTGTTGCATCTAGTACGCTCCTATTGACACTTGTCACCAGCCGATTGTTTTTGTGTTTCTAAGGGCTTGCAGCCCGGTCTTGAACAACCGGCGATCGAGCGTGACGGTCTTCGGCGCGGTCGAGGGATCATCCTTCATGATGAGATATTTGCGCAGCATGTCGCCGGCACCGCCGCTGCCCGGCGCATCGGAAAGATAGGCTGGCATGCGCTCGTCATCGGCAAGCCGCATCAGCTCGCCGGCCAGCCGCGTGATCAGATAGTTGGTGTTGGGAAACCACGGTATCTTCGAGGTGTCGGTCATATCATCCACGACCGGATTGTAGCGCACCGTCGCCGGGTAGGCGCCCGACGCCGGCGGCCACACGTAGAGCCCCATCGGCTGGGTGGCGACATCGACGTAGGCGAGGTAAGGGTAACTCTGCAGCCCCGGCTGCTGCACGAAAGTGTCGAACTCCTCCTGCGTCACGCCGATGAGCTTATAGGGGACTTGGAATATCTGATAGAAAGCGCCGGTGCGATGCAGGCGCAAAAAGTCTGTCGGCATCGGGTTTGGCCCCGAGCCCGGCGCGTAGCCCAGGCCCGCGGCAGAGGTGTTGAAATTGAAATTGAAGC